ACAAGGCCGGGTGGTTCGCGCATGAGGTGGCGACGGCCCTGGACCAGTTCCTTGATGATGTTGAGGCCAGGAAGTCCCCCCGCCTGATCCTTGAGGCGCCGCCCCGCCACGGCAAGACGGAGATCGTGAGCCGACGGTTCCCGGCCTATGCCCTGGGCCGGAACCCCGACCTGGCGATCCTCTCCACCAGCTATTCAGCCGACCTATCCAACCGCATCAACCGCGATGTTCAGCGGATCATGGACGATCCCACATACGGCTGGATCTTCCCTAACACCCGCATCCCCGGGCTCAAGGTCGGGCGTGATGGCACACGGGTTCGGACCTCCGAGCTGTTTGAGATCCTGGACCACAAGGGCTCCTACCGTAGCGCGGGCGTGGGTGGCGGCATCACGGGCATGGGTGGCGACATCCTGATAATTGACGACCCCATCAAAGACGCCGAACAGGCGAACAGCAAGACATACCGGGACAAGGTGTGGGAGTGGTACCAGTCCACCTTCTACACCCGCCGCGCACCGGGCGCCGGGGTGCTAATCATCATGACGCGCTGGCACGAGGATGATCTTGTGGGCCGCCTGCTGAAGCAGATGAAGGACGGGGAGGGTGACACCTGGACGGTCATCAACTTCCCGGCGGTGGCAGAGCAGGACGAGTTCAGCACCCTCGACGGACGCCTCTTGAGGAAGGAGGGCGATCCCCTCCATCCCGAGCGCTATTCAATCGAGGAACTAGACAAGATCCGGCGGGCCGTCGGCTCCCGCGTGTGGGCCAGCCTGTATCAGCAGCGCCCGGCGGCGGCAGAGGGTGCCATTTTCAAGCGGGACTGGTGGCAGTGGCACCGTGTGACCACCGATGACCCCCGGCAACTGGTCAAGGATCTGGGCATTACCAATGTGGTCCAGTTCTGGGACACGGCATTCAAGAAGGGCGATCAGGCGGACTACAGCGTTGGCGTCACCATGGGGGCCGGGAAGAACCGCTACTTTGTCTTGGATGTCTGGAGGGCTCAGGTAGAGTTCCCAGAGCTGAAACGGGCGGTTCCAGCGCAGACCGCCAAGTGGGCTCCGTCCGTGGTGTTGGTTGAGGACAAGGCGTCCGGTCAGAGCTTGATCCAGGAATTGAAACGCGAGACCCGCATCCCGGTGGTCGCAATCCAGGTGGACAATGACAAGGTGGCCCGCGCCAATGCCGTGACCCCCGTTCTGGAGGCGGGGCTGGTTAGTCTGCCCGAGGGCGCAACCTGGGTCAGTGACTTCATGGATGAGCTTGCCACCTTCCCCAATGCGGCCCACGATGACCAGGTGGACGCCTTCGACGGCGCCTTGAGCTATCTGTCCTCCGGTGGGGGCGGTATGGGGTTCTTCGAGTATCTCCGCCGTGAAGCCGAGGCGGCGAAAGCTAAGTTAATGGCAAATGCCGACACCGGCAGTTAAAATGCCCCCTGATAGGAGGCTGGCATGGCGACACCTGGAACCCCGGCTGGCGGGAAGGCAACGCCCTTTGAGCCTGGCTTGATCGAACGGATCGCTGGAGCGGTCCGATACACCATCACCGGCGAAGCGCCTGCATGGTTCGGTCCCAACAATCCCCTGCCTCCGCAGGCCCCCGAGGAAGTGAAAGGCCGCCCCTTCGACTTCCCAATGGGCGTCAACCTCAACTATCGTCCAAAGAGCGAGGCCAGCGAGTCCGGCATCGGATTCGATGTCCTGCGGCGCATCGCTGACCCAGCGGCGGGCGGGCTGGACCTCATGCGTATCGCCATCGAAACCCGCAAGGATCAGATGGAGGCTCAACGCTGGGTGGTGCGCCCGAAGAAGCTGGATGACGAGATCCAAGAATCCTCCAAGGAACGGGCGAAGCTGGTGCAGACCGCGCTCCGCCGCCCCGATCTGGTCCACACCTTCCGCCAGTGGCAACGGCAACTGCTGGAGGATCTACTGGTCATTGACGCCCCCACGCTCTACCTGCGACCGATGGCAGAGGGGTTCAAGATTCCCGAGGTCATGGACGGTGCCACCATCAAGATCCTAGTGGACCAGAACGGGCGGCGTCCCCTTCCGCCCGAGCCAGCCTATCAGCAGATCATCAAGGGCCTTCCCGCCAATGACTACACCCTGGACGAGCTGATCTATGCCCCGCGCAACCTGCGGAGCCATCGGTTCTACGGCATGAGTCCGGTCGAACAAGCAGTGAACCTCATCAACCTGGGCCTGAAGCGGCAACTTCACCTAATCAGCTATTACACGGCTGGCAACATCCCCGAGCAACTTGTGGGCGCTCCGGAGATATGGAATCCCGACCAGATCAAACAAGCACAGGACTGGTTTGACACCATCCTGACGGGCAACCTGGAGGCCCGCCGCAAGCTCATCGTGGTCCCAGGCGGCATGGACACGAAGCCCCTGAAGGACGCCCAACTGACTGACCCCCTGGACGAGTGGATGGCGCGGATCATCTGCTGGTGTTTCAGCATCAGCCCCTCCGCGCTGGTGAAGGACAACAATCGGGCAACGGCTCAGACCAACGCTGTCACGGCTCGGGCCGAGGGCCTGGAACCGCTGAAGGAGTGGTGGGCGGATGTCATGAACGAGGTCCTGGTCCGGTGCTGGGGCGCGGATGATCTTGAGTTCGCCTGGGCCGACGAGGAAATCACAGACCCCAAGGTGAAGGCCGAGGTCCACAAGGCATATGTGGACATGAAGGCGATCACCCCTGACGAAGTGCGCGAGGATCTGGGCAAGAAGCCTCTGACCCCTGAGCAGAAAAAGGAATTGAATCCCCCGCCCCCTCCAGGGCTGTTTGGCGGAGCAGGTGGGGACGAGTTGGGCGGTGGAGGCGATCCGACCGGGATGCCGGGTGCAAAGCCGAAGCCTCCCCAGGGGGGGGCCCGTGACTCGGCCTCCGGCCTCCCCCCTGCCTCTGATCGCAGCGCCGAGAAGGTCCAAAAAAAAAGGGCCTTGGCTCCCCTGACCCGGAACCGCCCCATCGTCCGGCGGGTGGAGAAGCGCATCCAGACGGCCACGAAGCGATACTTCGCCGGTATCCGTGACGCCGTGCTGACTCACCTCCGGGCTGAAAAGATCGCCAAGGCTGAGTTCACCCGCGAGGAACTTGAGGCGATCCTGGCGGCCTTGCCGGCAGAGGAGCGCGAGGAATTCCTGGACATGCTCAAACAGGAGTTGGGCCGCATCGCCATGGATGGCGCCAGCGAGGCTTTGGACCAGATCTTTGAGTTCACGGGGACCATGAGCGAGGATGCCCTGGACGAGATGCTTTCCCAGGCGAACACGAAGGCCATCGCTTGGGCGGAAGAACACGCGGCCCAGCTAGTCACGGGCATCGACGAAACCACCCGCGAAGGGCTGAGGGATCTAGTCAGTCAGGCCCTCACGGGCGGATGGAGCAACGATGAGTTGGCGGATGCCATCCAGGATGCGGCCGGCTTCGGGGACGCACGAAGTGAGATGATCGCCCGCACGGAGACCGCCGCCGCCGACATCCAGGGGAACCTAATGGGCTACCGTGAGTCCGGCGTTGTGGATGCCAAGCAATGGCTGGTGGCCCAGGACGAGGTATGCGAGGACTGCCAGGCCATGGACGGCATGGTCGTGGCCCTGGATTCCGAGTTCCCCGGAGGCGACCCGCCTCTTCACCCTAACTGCCGGTGCGACCTGCTTCCGGTTCTCACGCAACCTAATGAGGAGGAATAATCCATGGCTGCGCTGTTCACAAGTTCCGCCTCGCTTTCCGCAGGAACTGGCGAGGTGTTCGCCGACCTCACGAACGAAGTAGCCAACGGAAACGGCTACACTTCCGGGGGTGTCTCGCTCACCTCTCCCACGTTCAATCAGTCTTCCGGCACGGCGGCATTCAAGACGGGGAGCAACCCCTCATGGACTGGTAGCGGTTCTGGGTTCTCAGCCCGCTACATGGTGATCTACGCCTCGGGCACGCTCAACGGCAAATCGAACCCGCTTGTCGGCTTCCTGCTGTTGGACTCTTCTCCTGCCGATGTGTCCTGGAGTGGTATTCCGCAACGGGGTCCACTGGTGTCACCGCCACTTGCGCCGTGACCTATAACGACGGGTCCACCGGTAACTGCACCGTCACGGTTGCCGCCTCCCTGCCTGCATACCGCATGCTTCCGATCCAGCCGCCCGCTGGCACCGTGGGGAAGTGGATCAAGACCGTTGATTCCGTGACCCTCAGCGCCAGCACGGGCACCCCGGTGTTCACCGCCGAGCGCCAGGACGGGACCACGGAGGACACCAGCGCCATGATCAGCGGGGCCGCCACCGTTCAGGGCGGATCGGCTCTTCAGAAGTTCGCGGGCGGCACGAATGGCGCCACCTACCTCATCCGGGCCAAGATCACGACCTCGGGCGGCCGGACCCTGGTGGGGGGTGGGCTCCTCCCCATCAAGCGCGGGGCGGCCTGATCTGGCTGTTGCAAAAGGGCCTATGGTGCTAGAATCCGTTGCGAAAAGGAGGGACCGATGCGGATTTGGGGCGACATCACCAAGGTCAGCGAGAACGATGACGGCACCCTGACCGTTTCCGGCATCGCCTCCAGCGAGGCAGTGGACAGTGACGGCGAGACTGTCACCGCCACGGCCATGAAGGAGGCCATCCCTGACTACATGAAGTTCGGCGCCCTGCGGGAAATGCACCAGCCCATCGCCGCCGGAACCGCGATTGCTTGTGAGGTCCAGGAGGATGGTCGGACCTACCTGGAAGCCCTCGTCGTGGATGCCGAGTCCTGCCGGAAGGTGAAGGCTGGCGTGCTCAAGGGCTTCAGCATCGGTGGGAAGGTCACGAAGCGGAACGGCAAGAACAAGAAGGTCATCGAGGGCATCAAGCTGGTGGAAATCAGCCTTGTGGACCGCCCCGCCAACCCGGAGGCCATCATCGGCCTCGTCAAGATGGAGGACACTGTGGACGAGACCACGATCACATCCGGCCCCGAAACCCAGGCCACCGGCAATGCCCCGGCGGTGGACGTTGAGAAGGCGGAGCGCCTGGACATCGTGAAGGCATGGGCCGGTGAGGAAATCATGGATGCCGGTCAGGCTCTGGCCTGTCTGGATGCCCTGTTCTGGCTCTGGCAGAAGGAGCTGTCCGATGGCGACGCGGCCCAGGCGGCGGATCTGGAGGTTGCCTGTGGGCGTCTCCGCGCCTTCATCGCGTCCGAAATCATGGAGGACAACTCGGACAACTCCCAGTACCAGGGCGATGCCGTGCTGGAGATGGGGGCAGACACTGGCGACCTGGAGAAGAAGGGCGCCAAGTATTCCCAGGAAACCAAGGCCGCCCTGAAGGCGGTGAAGGATGCCGTCGCCAACCTGGTCGAGTGCATGAAGCCCTTTGAGGACATGGAGGCCGGGGAGGATGCTGAAGAGGGCGAGAAGGCTGAAGCCGCCGATGCCATCCAGAAGGCCGCCGCCCTGGAGGACGAGCTGGTCAAGGCGCACCAGGAACGCGACGAGGCGATCAGCAAGGCCGTCACCCTGGAGCGCGAACTGACCACCCTCAAGGGCCAGAAGCCCCTGAAGGTTGTCCCCGTCGAAAAAGGCAAGGAAGACCAGACCATCACGAAATCCGAAGGTGCCGGGGCCGAGCCCGTAACCTCCGATCCTCTGGCGGCCATGAAGAAGGTCCATGCGACCAGCGGCCGTCTCATTCTCACCACCCGCCTCGGCTAAGTCCGGGCAATCACAGGAGGGTTCCAATGAACCTCAACGAGACCCTGGACGCCATGAAGAACGCCCAGGCCAACGGCACCACAGACGAAGCGCTGAACAAGGCGTTCACGCAGAGCCTGGGTCTGGTCAACTATGACCTCCAGGCTCCCGCCCTCGCGCTCTACCCCTTCATGGCCTCCATGACCATGCTCCGAAACGACATCCCCCGCGTGGGCGGCGGTGGTGACACGGCGACGCGCTGGAAGGCGATCACCGGCATCAACACCGGCAACACGCATCCCGGCGTGTCTGAGGGCAATCGTGGCGCGTCCACCGTCAGCAGCGTTGCGTCCTACACCGCTGCCTATGTCGGGCTGGGCCTGGAGGACTACGTGACCTTCGAGGCCGACTACGCCTCGCAGGGGTTCGATGATGTGAAGGCGCGGGCGGCCCTCGGCCTCCTCCGCTCCCTCATGCTCCAGGAGGAGCCCATGCTCCTCGGCGGCAACGCCAGCATCGCCCTGGGCACCACCCCCACCCCCACCCTGTCCGCCGGTGGCTCCGGTGCGACCCTGCCCGCCGCGACCTATTCCGTCATCTGCGTGGCTCTGACCCCGCAGGGCCTCAGCCGGTCCAGCCTCGCCAACGGCGTGGTCCAGCAGATCGCCAAGACCAACACGGACGGCTCCACCGATACCATCAACGGTGGCGCGGCTCAGAAGTCCGCCGCCGCCACCCAGGCCATCACGCTCGGCCAGGTCCTCTCCTGCTCCGTGACCCCGGTGGAAGGAGCCGTGGCCTACGCCTGGTTCATCGGCACGGCTGGCTCTGAGCGGCTGGAGTTCATCACCAGCATCAACTCGCTGGCCATCTCTGCGCCCCTCAACGGCACCCGTCAGTTGGCCTCGGCTCTGGCAGCCGCCGACTACTCCAGGGACACCACTTACAACATGGACGGTCTCCTGAGCTTCGCCAAGTCCGCGAACAACGCCCAGATCAAGACCCTGGCGACCGGCACCCCCGGCACCGGCACCACCCTTACCTCGGACGGCGCGGGCGGCATCCAGGAGCTGAACGACCTCCTGCAGAACATGTTCGACAACCTCCGGTTCGGACCCAGCGACCTGCTGGTCTCCAGCGCCGGCATCCGGCTGATCAACAAGCTCTGCCTCTCCAACGGCGGCGCCCCGCTGTTCCGGTTCAACCTGGACGGCGCCGGTCAGGCCGGCATCTCTGCGGGTGCCACCGTGGGTTCCTACCTGAACCCCATCACCAACGAACTCATCCGGGTCCGCGTCCACCCCTTCATGCCCGCCGGCACCATCCTGGGCTACAGCAAGCAGATCCCCTACCCGCTCAACGGCGTGGGGAATGTGTTCCAGGTCAAGACCCGCCGCGACTACTACCAGCTGGAGTGGCCGCTTCGGAGCCGGAAGTATGAATACGGCGTCTATGCGGACGAGGTCCTGCAGCACTACTTCCCCGCTTCCCTGCTGAAGCTCACCAATGTGGCGGGCGCCTAACCAACCCCGCACTTAACCCAGGGGCGGGTGGGCAACTGCCCGCCCCTACTTCTAGGAGCCATCATGAGCATCAAACTGTTCCACACGGACGCGACAAGCTGTTCCGTGGGCGGCAGCAACTATGAGAAGGCGCCCGATGGGTCCTTTGAAGTGGAAGACGCCCACGCCGCCATCCTGCTGGACCACGGGTTCACCACCATCCCGCCTGAGGATGTGGAAGCCCCCACCCGCAAGATCCGCCAGAAGAAGGTTGAGGAGTAGGGGCCATGGCCGCCGGGGACCTGACCACCCAAGAAGCCGTCAAGTTCTACCTGGGCCTGACCAGCGCCACCGATGACGCGCTCATCGCGTCCCTGGTGACCTCGGCCTCGGCATGGGTCAAGTCCTACCTGAACCGCGACATCCTGGAGAACACCTATAGTGAGGTTCGGGATGGCACCGGCACCCCGAAGCTGATGGTGGGCCAGTATCCCGTAACCGATGTCCTAAGCCTCACGGTGGACGGTGTGGCCGTGGATCTGACGACCATCGTTTACCGGGGCGGACTGCTCATCCGTACGGATGGCGCGAAGTTCACCAGCGGCTTCGGGAATGTGGCCGTGGTCTACAAGGCAGGCTACGCCGCGATCCCGGCGGACATCGGTCAGGCCGTCGTGAAGATGGCCGCCTGGGCCTACAAGGAGAAGGACCGGCTCGGGCACTCGAGCAAGACGATCCAGGGCGAGGTGGTATCCTTCCAGACCCAGGACATCCCCAACGATGTGAAGACCCTGCTGAACAACTGGCGGAATGTGGTGCCGGTATGATTGAACTCGAGGCTCAAATCCTTGGCGCGGAGGCGGTGGCGGCCCGGTTCCAGTTTGCAGGCCCGCGCGTGAAGGACGCCACCCGTGACGCGGTGCGGAGCCTTGCCCGCGATCTGATGACCAAGGTCAAGTCCGAGAAGCTGACGGGCCAGGTGTTGAAGGTCCGCACGGGGCGCCTCCGCCGGTCCATCAATGAACGCTTCACTGAGGACGGGGACCGCATGGAATCCCGCGTAGGCACAAATGTGGTCTACGGACGCTTCTGGGAGCTAGGTTTCCACGGTACCCAGCAGGTCAAGGAGTTCACCCGTACGATCCGCATGGCGTTTGGAAGGCCGATCTCCTCCGTGCAGGCCGTGGTCCATGCACACACCCGGAATGTCAACCAAGCGCCCCGCCCCTTCCTGGTGCCGAGCCTTGAGGATATGCGCGGGGAGATTCGTGCCCGCCTCATGCGGGCGATGAAGGTGGTGTGACATGGCCCTGAACCGGGAAGCCATCTACGTGGCCCTGCTGGAGCGCCTGGAGACCATCCAGGGCTTCGTCACGGTCAGCCGCAATTGGAAGGTGTGGGACGATGTGCCCGCATCCAGCCAGCCGGCACTGTTCCTGCCCCACGGCAACGAAGTGCCCGTCCAGGAGCGCGGGCTACCCCCGGCGTGGCGCCTCCAGCCGACCCTGTGGATCTACTGCCGCACGGATCAGGACCCCAGCGAGGCCCCCGGCACCCGCCTCGCCACGCTCATCCAGGGCGTAGAGGCGGCCCTGGAGCGTCAGCCGGATGAGCAAGGCGGGTTCGCAAGCCCGGACACCTATGGCACCACCCTGGGCGGCCTTGTGAGCCATTGTTGGATCGGCGGACCAATCGTCACTGACGAAGGCATCCTTGGGGGGCAGGCCGTAGCGCAGATCCCCCTGGACATCCTCGCCACCTCATAGGAGCCCGACATGGCCAAGACCCCGAATCCTGCCGAAGCCAGCCCGACCGCCACGGACCTCGTGGTGGACCTCTGGTTCCTGGAAACCTTCCACAACCACGGCCCCGCCCTTCCGGTGGAGCTTTTCAACCACTTCCGCGCCGCCACCGCCACGCTCA